TAATGTTGATACAACGTTTGACCCATGGAAGATCAGCTCTACCAACAGTGATAAACTCAAGTACGTCAGGGTGGTTAAGATCAAGATGACATACAACAGCTCCATTTTTATAAACACCCCCGCGTCGTAGGATCTCGTTTAGTGTGCTGTAGATTTTGGCAAAGGAGACCGGGCCGCTTGCCACAAGTCCCTTGCCATTTTCAGCTCCTTTTGGTCGTAGTTTGGATAGATGGACAGCAACGCCAGCTCCATATCGGAGAGCGTGGGAAACAAAACGCCAGGATGCTTCGATTCCATTGGGTCCTTCCATTGTGTCTTCAACAACGAAGACTGTACAAGAGACTGGGAGACGGGATGTCGGATCATCAATCCAACTCTGTACTCGGCCAGTACGAGCGATTAGTTCTTTGTTCATACCAAGTTATTAAGATTGGGTGGTTGGTAGTTGGGACCCTTTAATACTTTACCATCATTGCGGTAGAGCGGTTGTCCGTTATCATCAAGCTTGGACAGGTTGCTTTGATGTACACGATGCAGCGCTTCATCCAGGTCCCATCCAAGATTCTCTGCATATTGGTAGCAAACATAGACAAGATCAGCTAACTCTTTAAGGCAATCGGCTGCGTTCACAGCGAAGCCCTTGATCAGCTGATTCTCAGCATCCAGGAACTCTTTGAACTCTTCAACGATCAAAGTCCGTTGCATAGTCCGTGAAGCTGGACTCGTACTGTTGCTGACCCGGAAACTTTTCCTGAACTCCTGTGCTTGTTGCTGGGGGGACAACTTCATTGTCAAGCTCATTTTGTAGATAGTGGATAGCTTTTTTAAGATCTTTGATATAAGCCTCAGACATGCTGAGACCACCTACACCTTTGTGACCAGCACGGCAGATGTATTTGATGGCATTGCCAAGGTGGAAGTTCAGGTCTTGGTCTCGAATGAAATCCCAGACTTGGATGTTTCCCCGTTGGTAGTAGTTGGGGCCTGTGGAATTGGAGTGGGCCATTTCTTAACTAGGTTAGACATTGAATTGCCAAGTACAAAGCACTGGCGTTGTAAAGCAAGGAAGATCGTGATGATGTCCTCCTTGTGTGACTCGGGATGCCGTAGAGCATCTTCAATCTGCTTCAGTTTGAACTGCTGCTCCATTGTCAGCTCCAGTATCGGGGCTGGGATTCCAAAGTCTTGGTTCTTGATTGGTGAAATCATAGTCATCATGCTGTAAGATCTTAGCTAGGCGGGCGTTCATTAGTGCTACATCCTCGCCGAGATCTTTCTCAGCAAATGCTTTGACTACTGTATCCCAAGTGTAACCCTCCTTTTCAAACAGGGCTACTGCTCGCTTGATACCAATACCAGGAACACCAGCGTAACCATCTGTCTGGTCACCTGCCAGTGTCTGGATGAGGTGCCACCTGCGGCCCTCCTCAGGCTCTACAGTGGTCACCCCATCTGTCAGGTCATACAGGTCCCCAGGGATCTGTCGCATGTCCTTGTCGGGGCTACAAAGGATGTGTCCAGGCTCTTTAGTGGCGTAGATACCTAGGGCATCGTCAGCCTCCAGTTTTGGGATGGTTACAACGTGGTACGTCTCGCGGAGCGCATTGATCGCCCTACGGTATCCACACGGTTTCTTTCGGTTTCTATGTCCTTTATAGTTTGGATCAATAGATTTGCGAAAGTTAACAGCATCAGAAAAGAAAAGGATACTGTCATCAAAACACCCAAGGTCATTAGCTATTTGGTAAAGTTCACGTTCGATGGACTTCATTACTTCTGTAAACTTAGAAGTTACAAAGATAACGTCATCACCGAAGTCTACTTCAGCCTCGTTAGCGGCACATGCCTTGTAGACAATATAATCAGCGTCAATAAGGAGGCTCACCCTTGACCCCGCTTAAGTTTGCGGCCACGTTTGGGTAGGGATCGAGTACCGTTACCCTGGTGAGTATGTTTAAATTTAGCTCGAGATTGGAACTTAGTACGTCCCAGGTCAGTTTTAGATCGTGCCATAGTAATTATTAGTGTGCGTTAGCACGCACTAGTGGACATCAGCCCAAGAGGCGCCTATCTTGCCCTCAGCAGCGATTGGAACACGTAGCTCATAGTACTCCCCCGCAAGGGAAGCACACAGCTCTAGGTGGTTCTTAAGGTCTTCTGCGTAGGCTGGTAGGCACTCGTACTGCAATTCGTCGTGAACGAATGCAAGCTGATGAGTGTGAAGGATGTAATCGTTGTCAATGGTGGGAAAGTTTTGGTCAGCAATGACCATCCACCGCTTAGCTACAACACCGGCACCCGATTGCAATAAGTAATTGAGTGCTTTGTGTGGACTATCAACAGAGATCTTACGACCGTCTATCGATTTGATAAACCCTCGCTCACCAGCTTGACGAACAGCGGTAAGAAGGCTATCCAGGCCGTCAATGGCAGCAACATAAGCGGATCGTATTTCCGCACCTTTTTTCTTGGCCTTGTCCGGGGGAAGGCTTGGGTCATAACTAATACCTATCTTCTGGTCTCCAGCGCCGTACAAAAATGCGTACGTAACTGTCTTGACAAGTCGGCGGCTAATGCCTATCTTGTCTGCATTCTCCTGGTGAATGTCACCGTTGAGAAGAACGTCTCCGTACCTGCCTCCATCATATCTAGCCAGATAGTGGGCAAGCATTCGCAATTCAATCCCTGAGAGGTCAGCACCAACCATGCAAAGGCCAGGGCTAGGGATAAATAGCTTTCTAAAGTTAAGGCCACTCGGTACCTGTGCAAGGTTGGGATTACGGTGGGCACAACGGTGTGTGTTCGTAGCAACTGAACAGTGGTGGTGAATGCGATTACCACGTACCAGTTTAAGCCAGGCATTCTTGCCCTCAGACAACATGCCTAGTTGCTTGGTTAATTCCAGGCAACGGAAGAACTGCAGGGCTTCCTCTGTCCCGATGTCTTTGAGAACTGTTTCGTCAATGGCAGTCTTGCCACTTGCTGTCTCTTTATCGGGGATCCAACCGTGCAGGTTAGTCATGACCCACGCAATGTGATCACGACTGGTAGGGCTGAACTCCTTTAGCTTGGTTACTGTGGCACCACCTACATATCCTGTGGTGCGGTTAGATCTCTTCGGAGTAAATTCGCGTCCAGCAACGTAAGGGTACCGCTTCCGTAGTACACGATTAAGGCCATCAAGCTCGGAGTAGAGAGCTTGTGCAAGTTCCCGTGCAGCAGCTTCGTCAAAGTACCATCCATGTAATTCTTGGGTGGTGAGGATGGAGGCGACATCATGTTCTAGTTTGATGAAGTCAGGTATGGATGGAAGTGTTGCCATAGTTTATAAGTTACTTGTACATCTTGTACACAATAGTCTTGCATCTCCTGTGACCAGTGCTTCCAGTCAGTGTCCTTGCCAAACTCTCCCTTGTACTCACCCAGTCGGTAACCGTATGCTTCAAGACTGTGACGGCCCTGTAACTTGGGTGGCATGGTCTTTAGCCTACGCTTCTGATCTGTCTTAAGGATGTCTGCGTGGTAGATGCGACTCAGTACAAGTGTATCGACAATGATAGCATTGGGAGTGAACCACGGAAACAACTTACGTATCACCGGCAGGTCGTATCCAATGATGTTGTGGCCGATAAGTGACTTGGCGTCCTCAAGCATTTGGATGCCCTTTGTGATCGGTTGCTCACTACCTTCATCATTGAAGACAAGAGTTTGTTTGGTATCGAGATCATAGATGCCAACACAGTGAATCTTGGAGCAATGATCATACAGGCCGTCTGTCTCTAAGTCAAAGATTAGGTTCATAGTCACTCCAGCTCTTCGGCGATAGCGAGGAGTTTGGCGCGAATGGCTCTGCGCTCATCCCAGATGCCTTTCAGCATTTCAGGGTCACCCGAGTTTGAGGGCGGCGGCGGGGGCGCCACCTCACGCGTAGCAGCGCGGAGGGCGGCGGCGATTGCTGGACCGTAGGCAGGGTGCGGCGCCACTGCATCCAGCACAGCCTGCGCGGCGGGTGAGAGGTCAGTCACTTCCCCATCCACTTGTAGGTCTTGTCAACGAACTGTGCTCGCTTGACTGCCTCAGGTGTGGGAGGATTGGGGGGGATAGCAGTTAAAATAGTACCATCCTTTTGCTCATAAAAATAAGCAAAACCGTAGTCTTCAAAAGTCTGTACTGGGGTCGAAGTCATTAGCTTCAGTCTCGGTAAATTTACAAGTCTCTAGGTCGTAGTCAAGATGACAGGCAACTCCTACTTCTCCACTATAACGGTTTTTGAGGACTCGCACAGTTGTTGTAGAGCCTCCTCGATCCGTCTGCTGGTTCCGTTCAAGCGCAATAACTCCATCTGACAGTTGAGCAATAGCTGCCGAACCTCGAAGTTGTCCAAGGGTGACTCGTGCTCCTTCTTCATGGTTTTGATCATTAGATGTACGACGTAGGTGGGAAACAAGGAACATAGCTACACCAGTGCGTTCCACTAGTGAGCGTAGTTTTGTCATTGTTTGGTCGATCATGCGACGCTCATCACCCTCAAGACCAGACATAAGAATAGACAAGTGATCAAGGAAGATAACCTTGGTGTCCAATCCACAGGCAAGGTACTCAATGCGGTTATAGATGACATCAGGATCAAAGCTACCAAAACCATCAAACAGGAAGAGATTCCAGTTAGCAAGCGTAGCTTGGTAGGCATCTGTCAGGGTAGATCGGTCATGGTTACCTAGGTGGAGGGACTTACCAACAGCAGCGGACATCAATCCAAGAGCTGTACGACGATTGGACTCTTCAAGTGCCAGGTAACCAACTCGTTCTCCTCTATTGAGTAAGTCAGTTGCAAGTTCACGACAGAAGCTTGATTTCCCGATGCCAGATCCTGCAGTGATCGTGACAAGCTCTCCATACCTAATCCCGTGGAGTTTGGTTTGGAGACCCATGAAGCTGTAGTCATGATCACATGGTGGATTGGGTGTAGTTACTAAATCAAGCAGGGAGCGACCATCTACAATTCCATCTGGACGATACGGCTTTGCATCCCAAATCGCTCGACGAATTGCTTCAGTGTCATCGGCTTGTAAAGCGTCTGACGCATCCTTGTATTCCTCAAGTCTTGCGATCTTTGTCTTGCCAGGTGGTAGGACCCCTGCTGCGTCCTCCGCCGCTTTACGGCCCGCCTCGTCATTGTCGAAGAACAGGACAATCTCCTCATAACCCTGGAGCCATTGGAGAGCCCGTTGAACCGACTTCCTTGCCGCTGCGGCACCGCTAGGTAAAGATACCATCGGCCACCCCGGCATAACTTCCTGACAACTAGCTGCATCGAGTTCCCCTTCGGTGATAACGACTCGTTTTCCAGTGGCGGGAAACAAATGCTGTCCAAAGAGGGTTCCTGGTACATCACCTTCATAACTAAAGATCTTATTCTTGGTCTTTACCTTACATCCTCGAAGTACTCCAGCATCGTCGAAATAATGGAAGCGTAGGACATCGCCATCCCTGTAGATTCGGTACTGTTGGCATACCTTTTCTGAGATGTTCCGTTTTTGCAGCCGCTCGGCTGAACCTCGGAGTTGGACATTGGTGGACATTGTGTGAGTGTGAACCTGTTGTTCATCGTTGCCATATGTATTACATGCGAAACAAAAAGTGTGGCCATCTGAGTACAAGCTATTTGCATCAGATGACCCACAGGTTTCACACGGTAAGTGCCTTACGAACTCGCTGTTCGATTCGATCGTATTCATTCACTTGCTTAGCGTGGTACTCTTTCCACTCACGTACAGCTTGTACAAAGCCCTCAACAAGGGCATCACCGTAGGTAGGATCAGAATGATCTACATCAGCAAGGAAGTCAGCGAAAGCGTTGGCGTAGTATTCAGCAGTACCGTAGGTCATTTCTGGTAGGCGGAGTTGATCAGTTCTTCATAGGCATCCAGGGCATCCTCAAAGCCCTCTACAATATCGTTCGGGGAGGATGTCTTGGCAAGTGCATTGATGAGCCCTGTAGCCAGGTCTCGGATAAGTTCTACGTCAGCCATGAAAGAGGAATCGAGTGGAAAGAACACCAAAGGAAGCCGTGTTTATCGGCCCATTTGGCATAGGTAGTTTTAGATCCTTTATAGATCTTGTTATGAGGTGCTTGGAATACGAATCGTACATCAAGGTCAGGATGCATAGCTCTGACGGCTTTCATCTTGCGTCTATCTTCCTCCGTCAGTTGACCCTTGGTTTCTAGGTAGATACCGTTGGGTAACAGGAAGTCGGGAGTGTAGTTACACTGCAGGACGTAGGGGACCTTGGTAGATTCATATTCGTACTTGACCCCAAGGTTGGTGAGAAGATCAGCGACCTTCTCTTCAAGCCCTGAGCGGAATGCCATCAGAAGTCGTCATCCTCGACTGTATCATCAACGACACCAGCTTCAGTAGATGATGCCTTGAACCCAGTGGTCTGACCAAACAGTGCAGCCACCTCGGTATCACCAAGGTCACTGCGATCAACACCAGCAGACCCATTGATCTCGACAACCTGTACACCAACAAGCTTCAGGCTGGTGCCGTAGGTAACCCCATCCTTGAGGATGTAGGGCTTCTGTTTGAATGCCAGTTTTACCTTGCTGCCACTGTATACGGGCAGGTCAAGGTTGGTAATGGGTGTACCCTCAGTGTCAACTACGGGTGGGCGGTTCTCTTCATTCCAGGAGAACTTAGTCTTGAACTTACCCTCGGATACTTCTTCCCAGGGTTCAGGCTTAAGCACAGAGCGCTTGGGATTCTTCAGCTTGGACTCGGCCCATTTAAGGGTTTCTTTACGGTCATCCTCCAGCACTTCGATGAGTGTGGAATCGAGCAATGCAGACAGTGAATACCCAAACTTGGAGGGCTTCAGTACAGCTTGGTAACCTTCAAGGACAACAGGCTGTTGAGTAACGTGGATGGATTGTGCCATTAACAAAAGAAGTAGGTGGATTCGATCACGGTCTCTGGTTCTAGATCACCAATGATCGGTGGTTCGGACTCTGCACCAATCTGTTGGGCAAAGTCTCGCAGGTAGTCATGCTCTGCAAAGAGATGCATGTATGTTTCTCGTACAATGGTGGACAAGGTAGACATGTCCGTTGCACGACAAAGCACAGAATCGTGAATGAGAGCAATAGGTGCGTCGAAACGTAGAGCACTCAAATGTAGAAGACTAGCATCGAGTGAGTGGATAAGGTTTGGAGCAGTTGCATTCTTGTGGTGGTTAAGGTCAACCTCATCGGTATCCCCAACTGCCACGTTCATCTTACAACGACCCAACAGTTGCAGCTCCATTGTCTGGTACTGCTTCTTGTTAAGCTTCTGGTGTACGACAAACCCAGATGGTGTAACCCATTCAAGGTGTTGTATGCCACGCTTTACAGCAGCTGCAACCTCAGTCTCAATCCACTTCATCACAGCCATCGGGCCAGGAACTACGACATCCATAGCGGAGCGTATAGCCTTTACCACTTGACTTAGCTCATCCTTATCAAGCTCAATACCATCCTCAAGGAATGCATCTTTGATGTAACCCCTGTTGGAGTAAGGTTTGGCGTTGTAAGGGATGGTCATCACGCATCGCTTGGTCTTCTTCCGATCCAGGTTATCACGCACACGTTCAGGAACTGAATCACGTGCGACCTCAGCGACAACCTTGTAGGCATCTTGAGGTTTATCACCAGGAAGGACATTGACCAGCTTAGCAGTAGACTTATCTCGTGCGAGTCCCGCCAAGATTTGAAGGCCACTGCATGTTGCGTCAACTGCAACAGGTAATACTGTGAATTGTCTATCAGCTATGATCACACAGTGATAGTATTCATCACAACTGGCTAAGAACTGCCATGGTTCCTCAGCACTCTCCCACTCGGGTAGATAGCCTATCGGATCCGTAGCAACTCGCGTGATGAGTGTGATGTGATTAGCCACCCACTCAAGACGATCAGCCATTGTAGCCTTATCCAGGCCATAACACGTAGCAACATGGAAGGCTAACCACGACTCAGCTTCAGGAGTCATATACGACCCATCAGCAAAGGTAAGTAGCGACTTACCAAAGTCAGTGTCTTGTGGTGTAAGAAAAGCAGGAATAGGGTACGCTCTACCACGGTAGTCGAAACTCCATGGACAGAAGAACCTATCCCTGTTCTTAAACCTACGAGCAGCCTCCATAGTCATCCTAGTACGACAGGATTTCTTAGGCTCTTGTGCTTGTATGTTCCTCACCTCCGCTGCCCTTCTTCTATAGTCCTTTCTACTATCGTAGTTAGTGTCTATATCTACAGGTTTAACAGGCAGGGGATGATTAACAATTGGGAGGAACTTACCCACAGCTCGTTCTAACTCGGTTAACTGTTCTGCTACCTCATAGGTAAACTTGTTAACACGGTATGGGACCTTCTGAATCTTGTTCAGAAAGCTGATGGGTACGTCCCCCTGTATACGGGTGGGATCTCCCCGCCGCACTAGATCGTTACCCCTCATCACCTCATTCAGGAGGTAACCACCCTGGCGATTGTTAGTCCAATTGTTAGGTTCGATTAGCATTGGCCATGCAAGAGGTGCGAATAGTTCAGCATCACTCATGACCTTATCCCGAATCTTAAGGAACTCAGGTGTGGGAATGACAAAGGTAAGTGTGTTCTTACCCATCCTACGTAGATCTTTGGTGAACCAACCACTTGTTGTCATGATGCAATCAAGCAGCCATGCACCAAGTTTAATACGATTAGCTCTCCCCCATGCTTCCCACTCTGGTATCTCGTACCTGTTCATTAGGGTACGGATAACTACCAGCTTCTGTTGGGTACCAATAGAGCGGTGGAAGTAGTTCTTCTTTAGTACCGCCAGGAGTCCAGGAGCGGAAGTCTCATAATGCCGCATCTGGCACTCTGATTCAATAGCGTGACCAATCGCATCACATACGGATTGTAATTGGTCACTACCTTGCTTGACAGAGAATACCTTATCAAAGGTCAGCTTAAGTGAAATAGAAGCTGACGCAAGGGGCTCTAGTTTCGATACATAATTCTTGATTACATCGAATTGATGTCCCGATCCTCGCTTGAGTCGATACTCTGTCGTCTCCTGTATGTACTCCACAAGTTTAGGAAGCAGAGCATCAATAGAAGCCACACCATAAACTGTGGCACTTGCGTAGCTTCTTTCTTGTAGCTTGGCTGTGTTGTCACGTAATCGCTGTAGCCCTTGACGTATTTGTTCACGTTCAAGAGCTACTTGTTCGTCGATCTGTGCAGGTGTAGCCAATACTAGTTACCGTCGATGATTGTGAACTCTGCTTCATCAATGAGTTGTTCTTGTGCAAGCCGTAGGATCTCATCACGATTGGGATGATTCTTGACTTGTTGAATCAGTTGAGCAAGGCGACGGGAATAGGTCTCAGTTGTCATCAGTTGCAGGGAAGAGGTGGTGGATAGATTCGTGATCAGCTACAATAAACTCAACGTTTGGTGTGTTAATGAGTTGATTGACTTTACGTTGAGCAGCACTACGCTTTTGGTAGACATACTCTGTGACCTTACCTGTCTCAAGGTCGGAGGCACGGATAATACAGGCGATAGAGCTAGGTAATTCCCAACCGCCTACCTTCCAGGTCATTACCTCCTCGTAGGTATGCGGGATGAACAACTCATCATCAGAGTCCTTGTATTCTTGCCAGTTATTAGGAAAGTCGGGCTTCTTTTTCTTAGTCATTTACCATTCATCCGTTTGTTTGACATTGAGTAACTCAACCATGGACTTCTTGGCGAGGTCAAGCGCAGCGTTTGCCGCTGCCTCTACATTATATGCAAGGATGTACCACACACCACTAGTGAGGGTAACCTCATACTCACGCAGGCTTTTATGAGTGCTGTACATTAGTTAGCAACGCAAAGGAACTTGGCAACACGTTTGATTTGTTTAGTTAACTCGGCAGCATACTCAGGTGCAGGATCTTCCATCTCTTTAGCGTACTTAACTAAGGACTCAACCATGTTGACACGAAGCTGACGCTGTTCATCAGTCAGTGGTTTAGCCATCCTTAGATACCCTCATTAAGTGCAATTGAACTGAAGTCATCAATCCATGCATTAAGTAATGCCCATTCATCACCAGTAAGTACCTTGCGTGAGTCATCACACAATAAAGCGTATTTGACTGCCTTCATAATGGGTTTGAACTCATCGGGGAAGATGTCCACCCGTACTGCAGTGCTATGTACGGTCATCAGTTATCCTCCATCTCATTAAGACGGGCTTGCTTGGCCTTGTACTCGGCACGATGACGAAGTGTGCTCTCTGTACTCTCTACCTCCTCTTCATAGGTCTTGATCTCGAAGCATTCGATACGGTACTCATCACCAGGATCAGTCATTGCAGCCAATACACGAAGTCGTTCAATGGCAGCCTCCATACTACCAAAGACACCAAGAATAACAGTAGAGCCGCAGCAGCAGTAGCGTGTGAGTGTGAAAACAGTCATTTGTTGATGGGGTTACGAACGGTGCTGTAGATGTAAACTGGGATGACACTAAGAATGCCAACCATACCAACAACAGAAAGGATAATCTGTTGCTCAGTCCAAATAGTCATAATTAGTTGTTACGAAAGAAGAACGTACCGTTAACAGTCTCAATAGATGAGAAGTCATAACGTAGGTTATGGTCCCACACACCCTGCCAATCGATGGCAGCAAACAGGAAGTCAGGTATCCGTGCATCCATTACTTCGACACACCAATATTCGGCGAACTCCTTCTCGGCATTCCACCAGTAGCTGTCATGCTCCCACTCAAAGGCTTCCTCAAAGTCATCAGCATATTGGATGCCGATGTCCTCAAGCTCATCCATGAATGCAATGGTCTCCTCATGAGTCCACTTCTCACCAAGTATATCAGTGATACTGTCGTACAGGCACTTAGCATCCATTGTCAAGTCATTGTACTCACGATCAGCCACGTCAGTGTTAGTCACTGGTGTTAAACCCTTTGCATTAAGTAGTTCGGTGTAGAACTGTGTGTACATAGCATTGCCGTTATCATACACATAACCAGCATCCTTAATCATGTCGGTACGAGTAAGTTTGCCCTGATTGACAAGCTCCATCTGTTCGTCAACAAACGACACAAGTGAATCACCCGTTAGCATAAACACGGGAGCGGTGGTGGTGGTAGTCATTAGATTGTGGAGAATGGTGGATAAGTAATCAGTCAACAGACACAAGGTCTTCGTATTCATTGGCCTCATCAAAGAAGTCAACGGAGTCAGCGAGCTGGCTCACTGTATCTGTCAGGGATGTGGTACTATTCACCTCTTTCTGGTAGTCCTCACTAATACGGTCAAGTTGCAGCAGTAGATCATTACCAGTGGCTACCTTCTTATTACGAAGGCGATTCAGGTAGGATTGCTTGAGCAGTTGTTGATAGGTGGCAGTCATTGGTGTGAGTGTGAACGAAGTGAACAGGTCGTGTGAAAGAATCAGTTGGCGGCAGTGACACAGGCATTATAGTCTGCCTCATTGACTATCTCTATCCAGGCGTGTGGATACATGTTACAGTAGGCATCGAATGTCATCTCTGCATCACTATAGGATGGATGATTATCAAGAGATTTCATTGTGCCTTCAGTGAGCATCACAGTGTAGTACATCACTTATGACCTACGGTGTACAGGTACTCATCAACAGCCTCATTATTACAAATGAAGGACTCAACATCAGACAGGTCATAGAATGGCTCACCATCTTGATCACCATATGGATCAATGAGTGCATACTCTACCTCATCATCTTCATCAATACGCTCAACAAGATCATAGCTGGTGCATTCTTGCACAGCATCACGCAGTTGCTCGTAGGTAAACATGGTAATTGGTGTTTGGGTAATGTTCATAAGGTCAGTGGCAGTGTTTGGTTAAATGAATACATTGTCGTTAATCTCCTTAATGGCGTACGTGGTACCGATAATCAGGATAACTAAAGCTAACATCAAAAAGTTAATAGCGGTGGAATTGGTGCCATGATCAAATATTTAAAGTGCATGTGGCTCTGCACATTATGCCGTGGTCGTAGTGTCAGGTCGGGTTGCAACCTAGTGCGCGTTAGCACACGCTGTAACACTTCGCGGGATCGCTCGCACCGCTAAGTCCGTCTTGTGACGACCAGTTATGTTGTCAAGGTTCGCGGTAGGGAGTGGCGGTCTCGCCTCCCCCACCGATGTACCTAATGTACCAGGTCCCAGCCGTGCCCGTAGTTCGCCCTGATACCAAACCACTATCTGATGCTATCAGGATTTCTGATGGGTATGCCAACCGTGTCCACCGTATGTGAGGTCGGTTGCGGCTTAGCAGCCACTGGGCGTGAGTGTGAACGATGTGAGCACGGTGTGTGAATATTGCTGTAACTCCTGTTATCGCTGAACAATTGCACAATATCCATACACCACGCTATACGGCTCTGTACGGTGTCGTACTGTTCTATGGTGTCTCCATACCGACAATACATTACAACCACGTTGTAGCGCCATACAGACGCCTCTAATGAGCGTTTAACGGTACAACGCTGTGCTAAGCGGGTGGCCATACAGATAAATTGGTATCTTGCTACGAATACGTATCGCTATCCATTCATATCACCAGTGCTATCCTTATTGCAACTCATTCTCAATAAGGGAACGCTCCGCTGTACATAGTTACACATTGCTATACACAGTACCAATAGGTGAGCACTGTGTATAACGTTAGTGTTGAGCCGGGTGAGTCCTTGATCGCAAGAGGAGGGGTATGGGGGGAAATACGAGGCCCCCTGGCGATATAAGGCTTGTTAAATTTATGTCAAAAATTTACAGGTCCAGTACTGGCCTGTTGGAGTCCCACATGGCAGTAGACACGCCGGGTAGTTCCCGACACATGATATTACGTACTTGATCGGCAATACGTCGGTGTTCCAGTTGTGTACCATTACCACACCTTAGGTCACAATAGTGCAACCAGGAACGGACGGTACCGTTCATGTACAGTCGTGTAGGTGTACAAAGGGGTAGGACCTCCCTTGCACATTCCTTGGCAACACCAAGCTCTAGTAGGCGATCATAAGAGCGGTAGGCAGTTACAAGGGCTTCACCAACTAACTTGTCTGTCTCGTGGAGTACACCCAGCGGTAGGTCATCAATACTATTCTGACGGTTCTTAGTGTCCTGTCTACGCATTTCTGGTAGCTCTGGACGTAGCTGTACTTCTGCGTACCGTTGACTAAACTCCTGGAAGCTGAAGGAACGGTGACGTAGTATCTGTGCAGCGATAGACCTTGTGGTTTCAATCTCTACGCACATATTCACCATCTCAAACGGAGACCAGTGGTTATGTTTAATGAGGTATCCAATAAGTTTAGCACTTGTCTCAGTGTTACTTTGGTTGGATGGGTTGGATACCCTTGCCATGTAAGAGATAAGCTCTTCAGCGTTAGGTGTGATGTGAACTAAACTAACTTGGTGGGTCATTAGTTGTTGTTGTTATTGACGGAGGTAATGGGAGAGTTAATAACAGTAGTGACAGTAATAAGAACTTCGTTCCTTATACAGTACTCACAGTATTAACTTAGTAATAGTACAAGTTAGTGGATGTTTGTGTCCTTTTGTTAGACAGTACTTACTGAATGTCCTTTCCCAGGGACATTAATAAAGAGAGAAAGACAGTCTTGTTAGAGACATGTCTTTCTCCTTTCGGGAGTCGTGGTCCACCCTCCACTCCCCCCTATACGGGGGGGATCTCGAAATCGATTGCAGTGGAAGGGATCTCAGCGATTAGCCAATCTGTAACTGTCACAAGCTAACCCATGTACTGACTACCTTTTTTGTCTTTCCTCTTGCTTGTTTTCGCTGGTCTAAAGACATGCCAAATACCATGTGATTGGTAGCAGCTTGTGGATCATCAAGGAAGGTTTCTAGTATGTCGTTCCACTCCTCCCGCTTACGTTCCTTAACTGCTTCATGGGCACTAATACCCATGGCATCAGTAAAATACTTTACACCTTGTGCTAGGCTATCGAGTCTGTCGTCGTGTTTAACTGCGCCCTTCTCACGACACATCCGTGACATCTGATAGAACAGCATATACAGCAGTCGTTCCTCGGGTGCTGCATCCTTATTAGAGCTGTAGTCCCATTCCACTACCGATCTGTCCACAATAAGCCTGTGCTGGTTCATAACGGGTTCAAGGGCGTCAATAATGCGGTCTTCCTTTCTCACATTGGCCCGCACCTCTTCGACATCAATGGCTTGCTTGGTTTGTTGTAGGTGCTTCTTAAAGAGTTCTGCGATGACTCCATCACCGAAGTTTGTCTCAATGAGGAGCTTCGTAACATTGTAACGCTTACACCCACGCAGGATGTCAAGAAGTGTGTTATCGCTATAACCGTCGCGATAAGCTCGTACTTCGTGAACGTAGAGAAAGCCATTCCTTTGTGAGATGTATGTTGCTGATGTTTCGTCCGTACCACGACCACTTGGGTCAACGGAACATATAGTTTCGGTATATGGCCCCCACTCACCCTGTAGCTGCATGGGACTGTAGAAGTAATCACCAGGTAGGCCTACTGTCGGTAAGTCCTTCAGGACGTTACGGGGATCACTGCACCACACCACAGCATCGGGAGCTTGTGTCGGATTAACGGAAGTAACAACAAGATCACTAAACTTAAGTGGGAACTTCTCAGCGTCACTCAAGGTAGTATCCAGCATGAACTGTAGCATAAAGTTGCTACGACCCATTGCTGCCTCACGTTCCACCAGGTCCTCATCACTGAAGCGGTCGGGATCTGTTACCCGTCCACCTTCTGCACCCATGTCGATGTCTTCCTGTAACTGGGGAGCCAACAGGCCCTCGTAGTTACTAAGTGACTTTGGGTATCTAGCGGGCCAAACAAACGGGCGGTAGTTACGCTCTGCCAGTTTACGGTAGATCGTGAAGGTAGTTTGTGGCGTCCCCAGGTACATAATTCGACTGTCCTTCTTTGGCGTCAGAATAGACTCAGCCTCGGTGCATAATTGTAATAATTTCTCCCGCATCATCTCAGTCATTGAGTTGCCTGGAACCTCAATGTCATCAAGAATCATCAGGTCGGCTCGTGATCCAGTCAACTGTCCGGTAATACCGACCGATTTAACGGACGGGGCTTGGTGTGGGGAACAGTTGACATCAAAGCTGATACGACTCCAGCGACTATCATCACTCTTCGGACGGAGGTGCACCAACCATGGTGTCTCAATGATCAACTTCTGCAGGAAGATGGACATGTTATCAGCACGTTCCTTAGATGCTGAGATAATCATGATTTTCTTTTCTGCATCATTAAATAGGGTCCACAACACAAACGCTCCAGTAATCCAACTCTTACCGACTCCTCGGAATGCTTGAATCTGTAGTCGTTTGGGACCATGTTGTAGGTAGTCAGCAATAGCGTACTGCGCTCTTGTCGGAGAGGGTAGGTCTAGTTGCTGCCACAGTGCTTGAAGGAACAGCTTAAAATCGCCCCGTAGGGCTGTTAAAACATCGTTCACGGTAGATGGTACCAAGATAGTAGAAAGAGCCCCTTACAGGGTCGTAGAGGGGCCAATGGTGGTCATTAGTCCGCCAGCTTGACTCGCGGTTTGATGTATGCGTTATGAATACGTTCAATCCTACCGATGCCAGAGGTAAGAGCACGTAATTGTTGTTGAGGATCCTTAGGTCGAATACGCATCTCAGGGTCATACGGTGTGTTCATAAGAGCACCCATGTTCAATGCTGCATTCTTAGCAGGGAAATAACCATGAGTTACTTGAGCACGACCCATTGGGTTCTGACCGTTCATGTACCCAATCTTTAGGTTACGGACAAGTTCTATTAACTTATCCTTTAGGTTTTGGGGTTCTTTTGGTTTTGCCATTAGATACCTTGAATCAGTGACATACTGGGTAGGCTCATACCCGGTTGAATGCGTAGTGCATCCGGCACAGTGTTTTGCATTGCTCTAATTTGCATACTAGCACTGACGGGTTTAGTCCTGGCAGGTTTAGTAGCAGATACAGCTGGTGCAACACGTGCTGGTTTAACCCTCGGTTTAACAGCTGGTTTGGCAGATGGTTTCGGTGCTGGTTTAACTGTAGGCTTAACTACAGGTTTGGGGGTCGGCACCACAACTCTTGGGGCTGGAATGGGTTCTCGTGTAGCAATGGCTGCAGCCTTTTGACCAAGGGACTGGCTAGTAACAGCAATATAGGCCTGCCTGCGTACTTCTTCAGTTGGTTTGGTACCAAGCGGAGTTCTAGCACCGACATCAGTCATAACGCTGACATTAGGTACAAGGCCAGATTCAATCAGTTGCGGATACTTATCAAAAGCCTTGGATATAACGGTAGCGTTAATGCCCATTGCCTTAGCTGCTACGTTTTGTTCAGCCAAGTTACCGGCACCGCTGGCTGACCATGTGATTGGTTTACCCATCTCACGTTCAACAGCAGCTCTCATAGCTTGTTCGGTAGGGTGACCGTAAGCAGCTTCATTCAGTGCCCGTTGTTCATCCAGCATTGGCTTCATAGCCATGAACGCTTGCTCTGCTGTCGTACCCTTAGGTAGAGCTACACCTTTAAATCTACCGGGATCTGGATCACCTTCTTTGCCTACGTGAGCATAGTTAGGACCCCAGTTTTTACCACCAGTAGTGTGAGCTGGTTTAGATAATGGAATAAACCCTTCAGCCAAGGAGCCAACGGTATATCCTTGCTCCTTCATCATATCCCATAGTCTACGCACCTCATATTCAGACATGTTCTGAACATAACTTTCAGTAGACGAGACTGATGCTGGGTGATGCGCTTCTGTTCCTGGAATAGGTTGAGATACCTTGCGTTGACCAGCCTCGGTGACGTTTACATCTTTAATTACGTCACCCTGGTTGCGTAAATCATTCTCAAAAAGGTAAGACCCTTCCGATACAACATCTCTACGTGCTCTACGCACTTGACTGATTTGATTATTTAAGTACTCCTCAAATCCTTCAACACGTTCATCACCGGCAAGATACGCTTCTTTAATTTGATTAAGTTCAGCCTCTTTAGCTAGTAAATCATTGCGAGCAATTTGTAAGGCGCCCTGGTAGTCCTGTTCTCTTTCTTGTATTAGTTTTTCAACAGGATCTATTTTTTTAGTAGTCGGTTTATTTGTACGTGGAGCCATTACTCAGCTCCCAACAACAGCCGACCCACCTTCTTTCTTTTTCTTCTCTTGGTTCATGTACCGTTCAGCAACTTCTTTGCCACGGTCATTACCCTGGTACTTCTTGGATTTAGACTCTGCCATCTCATGGCTTTTGGTATCTTTACCGAACATGATTAATTAATGTGTGATAGAATAAGTGTTTCCCTAGGGGTTGGACCGAATGTGTCCCTCATCCATTGTAACCAATTTCTACTACCTTTAGCCTGATTACATTGCCTACAGCTGGGGACCAAATTTGATGTAAGGTCTTCGCCACCAAAACACTTAGGGCGAACGTGATCAAGTGTAAGTTCATGTAGTTCATAAGTTTCTCCGCAATAAACACATTGACAATTGAAGTATTCCTTAATTGCACGACGGTGTAGCCTCTTTGCTTCAGAGCTTGTCATCGTTATTAGGTTATGGAGGTAGTGATCAGGACTTGGCAGTAGTGGAGTCATTTACCGAGCAAAGCCAAATATCTTAAGGACATTACTAAGCATGTTTGGTTGTTGCTGTTTAACAGTTGGTTTAGGTTTGGGTTTAGTTAGTCCCTGGTAGATCTTAAGGACCGCCTTGGCATTAGCAACACGTTCCTTACGACTGGCTTCAGGATCAGCCGGACGAAAGTAGTTATTAAGTAGGTGAGTCGTAGCAGCAGTTACATCACGTCGTGGAGTAGTCTCCAGTGAACGTGTATAACCAATCAGGGAGTTACCACCAGGGTCATGCTTACCTGCATATTCCTGTGCTGCGTACTGCATCTGACGGGCCATGTCATTACCAGGATTGGCCAGGTCGTATGCCTCACGCCGTGGACCCGTGTACTGCATCAGACCCCGACCAGCACCGCCGTTACCTCGTTCAACAACATCCATGTTTGTCAGATTGGGTGAGCCGGTCTCATGCATAGCATTACCAACCAGAGCAGCAGCCTGTTCAAGACTAAAGGCTGGTACCCGTCGTCCGGTAGCCTTGCTAAAGGTACCATCGGTCAACATACGGATGGCCATGTCCATCTGTGGACTACGGATCTGCATTGGATTAGGCATACCTTTTTCCCCGACGAGGTCTGGTACGATTGGCCTTTGGTGACTCTAACTTCCCTTTATTGGGACCCGTATGGCTGGCATCCTTACCATCACCATTACCGTAGGTACCGAGTTTTCTGTTCAGTTGGTTGGCTTCGGTACGAATCTTAAGACCTTCCTTTGTTTTGTTATAGGCGGCCTGTTGCTTAAGACGCTTGGCCTTAGCTTCTGGGTTAGCCTTGTAGTACTTAGACGTGCGACTTGCCATACAGCCTCGTTTGTATAAGTTCAGGATCTACTTTTGGCATAATGGTAGCAAGTTTATCCAATGGGTTGCCATCATAAGCAACACCACTGATGTCATTCTTAGACAACCAATCACAAGCTGCCTTTAGGTCTTGTGTAGATGCCTCACCGCTTTTAATACGATTAAGTAGCTCTACTGTAACAATATTGTGGAGTTCATTAAACATGTCCTCCGTAGCTTTTGTCTTTTTAGCCATTTCTCAGTACAATCTGATCTAGCTTGTTTTCAATGCGGATCATGTGATCCTCCATCTTTTGTAGCGCATTGGCTAACTCTTGGCGTGGTACATACTTCTCAGCAAGGCGTAACTCAATCTCATCGATACGCTTATCAATGCGATCCATACGTGAGTTCGTTTTACTACTAAGTGAAGCTATACCACCACCAACACCAATGACAAGGGATGCAACACCCGTAATAATTGCCTCAATCATGTTCCCGTAGAATACGTATCAATTTGTCCGCATAAGCGGGATCAGTTGCATATCCCTCACGTACCAACAATTGGGCACACTCCGTTGGGGTAGAAGCTCGGTTGACACCCGTATAACCTTTGTAATCCTTGTACCAACGATCCACAATATAGGAAACACAGTCGCTCATGGTTGCAAAGTTCTTGAACCATGCATCCATCTTGATTTCCATGCCACCAACAAACTCGGTCGTAGAGACAAGCGAACCTTCACCATCAGCACCTTTGATGCCGAAGTAGTTATTGGTACCAGATGTATATTTACCGTAGCCACTCTCAAGTGCCCACTGAGCAGCAACTACCTCTGGGAACTTAGCTCCAGCAGCCCGTGCAGCTGCTACAACGCCATCCCAGGTGTTGGGGGTACTTGGCTTAGGAGACGGGGTAGAGACGGCTCGGAAGGTCATGAACCAGCCAGTGCGGGCTCCTTCTACTTCCCAACGCTTTAGCCAGTTTACCCAGGAGTAACGAACTTCCTTACCACCGGATCCAACAGTGACGTAACCACCGTTGACGTTATCCATCTCACCGTATGGATCGTGGAAGACACCCTTTCCACCTTCGTCACCAATCAGGAGCATCCAGTGGCCACCACCAGTAGGTCGTGATGCATGTCCGCGATGCAGGATACCTGTAGCAGTTGGGAAGCCGTTCTTTAGTTCGTTCAATAGTGCTTGCTTGGTACCGTTCTTATAAAAGGTGGCAGTAACACCATAATCCTTACAAGCTTTGATATGAGCAGTGTATTCAGTTGTGTCCCCGTACTTCAGGACTGTCCGGAGGTAATCATCGTCAGCGTTGCTACCACGTAGTGCATCGGGACGGAGATACTTAATAGCCATAGCACATGTCGAGCTAAAGCACATTCGGTCTCCATGTCCCGTAGCACTGTCAGTTTGTGGGTAGTACTGTTTAACAGGAAGTACTACCATGGGTCATTTCCTGGTAAAGGTACGACGTAGACGACGTATGGTATCGTCTTCAGTACGTGTCTTGCCGAAATAGGCAGCAGCCATAGAGATGGCTTGAGTAACACTGTTGGAGCGACGCTTTTTCGTCAGACCCAAATATTCAGATGTAATAAAAAGAATGAAAAAGGCCAGGGTCTCATAAGAAACCTTGACTCCGAGGATCGTAAGCATGGTACTTAAATGGAGAGTGTGTCGTTACCAGTTGCACCAAAAACGGTGTCACCAGTAATTAAAGTGCCGCTTGTAACACCGTCCACAACAATGGGTGGTGCATCTTCAATTGAGGATCCACTTTCCCAGTTATTGAATGCCGGGCTGGTGACATACTCAGCAAGCTGCTCAGTGGTCGCTGTAAGGCTCAGGAAGCCCTCCTTATCGTTGCTCATGTAGCGAATCAAGGAACGACGGTCAAGGACGCTTTGAGGGGCAGCTAGGCCTGTCTCAGATTGACGTGTGATGTACCAGTCAGTTTGAGCAAGTAGGGAACCAGCAGTTTGCTTGACTTGACCCGTCCATTGTTGTACAAGTTCTGCGTGGTCCTTAGGGATCCCCGTATCCCAGTAGAAGCGTTGATCTACGGGAATAGGGTCAGGTTCTTCGGTGATGCCGATTGCTTCACGCTCCTCTACCGTAGCCAGTCGTAACCAATTGGCGGGGAACTGGGTTCCATCTTCAGTTGTAAAAGCCCGGTCTGGTGAAAGCGGGGTTCCGTTAAGTAAAAACATAGTAGTTATTAGCGGGCGCGGTTGTTGGCGGCAAAGGGCGATTCGGCGAAGGCGGCGTAAATGTAGGTGGCGCCTGACGCGTTCTGGCCAGATGAGGTATTTCGGAGCTTGAATCCGTTTGAAGTGAAGTCCATTAGGGCGTTGCCCGTGCTTTCAGCGATTGACAGGTTTGCAAAAAGCATCTCGGGTACAACGTTATAGGAGCTTCTGGTTGAGTCTTGAACACGCCAGTCAGCATTGCCAGCCTGATCGCTGCTTGAACATTTCACCATCACCCACCTCGGCCTAAAGCCGGTCCATATGAACGGGGCCGAGTCTCCACTCAACCCATTCCCTACATATGAACCCATTGAGGAGTACCCGACTACTGGGGCGAAGCAGTACGCGACGCACGTCACACTCGGTCCCATCGTCAGACTCGGATTAAAGACTGTTGAGGTGGGAGAAGAGTGGGAGGAATCGACTTTTGCAGCGGTGCTGTTGAGCAGCAAGTAGTCGTTGCTTCCGTCGATTATGTTTGTGTAGACAACCCAGCTATCGGAGGCGCTACGGCTTTTGGCGATAACAAGGGATGGAGCAACACCCAAACCGTGGCCAACAGTGGAGGCGCTATTCCCATTGCCCGTATAGGTAACAATTGAGAACCCTGCACTCGCATTAGCCCGCACCTGAGAAGCGATGGAGCCTTGTGTGTTGGTGACTGTTGTATTCCCGGCGTCCCAGGCCCAGCCAACGTAGGTAGCTGAGGATTGGTTAGTGCCCCACCAACCGCCAGGATCCTTAACTGTGAAGCCATCAGACGTAAACGCTGTAAATGCTTCCCCAATACCAGAACCGCTTGATTCAGCGTCGGTCAGGTTTGCCTGCAAGACGCGAGCGTTCGCACCATTAAACCCTCGGACAGTATCAACAAGGTAATGATTGTAAGAATTGCTGCGGCTTTTGATCCACACCAAATCCGGCGAGAACCCCAACCCCGAGATCGTTTGCGTGCTGCCATTGCCGGTCCAGAGCTTCACATCCATCAGGCCACTAGCCTTTGTGACTACGCTGGCTGGTAACGATGCCGTATTGAGGCACTTATATCCCGCCGGTGCTGGATAGGCGAAGCTAGACGCACCAAAGTTCACGTATCCGAACTGACCACCAGAACCAGACCCGCCATCACCGATGTAGGCAAATGGGATGTATTCGGTTCCCGTAGCGAGAGTTGCCCACGGATTGGCGCCAGTGGCCGGGTTGCCAGATAGGAGCCATGTATTATTTCTGCCGAACCAGATCTTGCCAGTGTCAATATCAAATGCCATCTGGAGCACATCGCCACCAGCGTATGACGCGCTGGAGTTTGTAGATCCGCTCTTGTAAAGAGTAAGGCTCCCGCCATTGATTCCTAGAGCGTATGCCGCATTTGCTGGTGTATTTGCGGGGTTGCCCAGGTCTTGGGTCAAACTGGTTGGGTTTGATTCATTAAGCTGCATCACGCCGAAGCCCTTTGTCCTATCTGTACCTACAGGAAGGAATTCGACATACCACTTGCCAGATCGCTGCGCTATGGAAGACTCGACTCTTCCAAATGCCGGCATACTTGTATTGATGGCATACTGTAGATTGCCGTTACTTAGTGTGATCGTGCTGGCTGCTCTGAGCGGGTTGAGTACCGCGTAGTTACCCCGAACTCGATTCCCGAGCCCAGTATCAACCTCGTTGCCGTTCACTGGTACATCGATAAGGCTGTCGTTGCCTGCACCTGAATCGTAGACAACAATGTTGTTGTCAACCCGAATGGCATTTAATCGAGAAACACCGCCGGCAAGGTTGCGTATTGAAAGCGATGTAAGCGTGCCAGCTCCGGTAACTACCGTCGTCCATTCACCACCAGAGCCTGCGACTTCAGAGCCGCCATTGCAGGAATAACGCTGATCACCGCTCCCCGGCCCACCGCCGTTTGATGTGTAGAACTCAAGCTTTGACGAGAATGAAAGAGCTTGCGGTGGCGTGAACGTGATGGTGGAGGAGCTTCCAGCAATAGCGAAGGTTGTTGTGCTGTTGTCGAAAGCCAGAAATGGGTCCGTAACACTGCCAGAACCTGCGGTCAATCCCTGCGGATAGCCAACCGCTGATTGACCAGTTACTGACAGGTTATTCGGCGTAAAGTTATTCCCGTTGCCACTAGTGTCCTTCCCTAATGCCGCTGCGGTTGCTGCACTGTTGTCCGCGAAGTCGAGGTGGAACGAGTTGTTGGACGAGACGACCGGAACGAAGTTGCTAGTGTACTTGGCCGCGCCTTTGTACACCCGAAGGTCCTGGATGTAACCGTTGAAATAGCCGGTGGGGAGGTTGTCTCCCGCCGTTCCGACCCAGATATTGCTAGCCGTGCCAACGACAGCTGCAGACGAGCTGAAGGAGCCGTTGTTTACGCCATCAATGTAAAGAGTGATCGTTGATCCAGAGCGGACAACTGCAATGTGTTGCCAGGTGTTATACGAGACAGGAACAGAGCTTTCAATCGCGGGGAAGGTGCCGTTAAAGGCAACCTGAAACTTGGTGTTATTAGCACTGCCGTGACCAGCAAAGATCCCTAGCGAGCCGTTTGTCGTGAAAGAGCTGTAATTGCCAATAATGCAGGGTGAGTAGTTGGCCCTGCTGACCGGCCGAACCCACGTCTCAACTGTGAAGTCTCCTGGAAAGTTGAAATCTGACGTGTAAGGAGTCGTCAGATAGTCGCCAGCACCATCGAAGTAGCCGCTACTTCCGTAAAACTTGCTTTGATCTGTCGATGTTTTTGAGTCTCCGTTGCGCGTAAAGGCTTTCGCACTGCCACTCCCCCTGATCGCCGCACTCTCGTCGGTGAACGTCGTGCCGTTGTTGGCACCATCCATTGGCACAGCCAGGACCAGACTCGATGCGCTGGTGTCGGCGCGGGTTCCGGTGCCCTTGACCGCACCGTTGGCATCAGTAGTGTTGTAAATCGGGAGTGCGCCTGTAGCGCCAGCGGTGCCAATCCCGTACCCGCCGGTGTACGCCTTGGGCACCCACACGCCGGTGGTCGCGGAGAACTCGCCAAATGCCGATGGGTCGAGGGCCTGTGAGTCAATGAAGAATACGTCCGCGAGGTAGCCGGAGAAGAAACGGCCTCCAAACAAACCGCCGGCTGCGCCGAGATAGTGGATCTGAGCAGTATTAAAATCGTTTGTCTCGTAGTTTTGAGCAGGGTAGTTCGTGGTAGCAAAGGTAGTGACTTGCGTCCCGTTGACGTAAACCCTAACTCTATTACTTGCGGTAGATTGAGTAGTGTCTATTGCTAATACAATATGATACCAAGCTGAAGGATCACGGAAAACCTGAGTGGTCTCAAAAGCTGGGCCATAGTCGTTGCCGTTTCCAGCAGAATTGGCCAAGTTTAGAGCCAGTGTGTCTGCATTGTTATACCCAAAAGTCAAGCCGTCGTAATAGCCTGGTGTAGAAGCCGCAAAAAACGAGTTAAGTACATTGCCATTGGTAGCCTTCTTCACCCACCCCGCCCAGGTCCACGTCTTGCGGTTGCCGGCTGATGCGGGGGTGCGACTAAGGTACGCCGAGTCGGGTGCGTTTAGGCGAATGGAACGTTGAATAGCGTATCCACCCGCTGCCGTATTAAAGAACTGTTCTCCGTTATTCATCACGCAATCCCCGCAACTGCATTGCCCATCAGGATGGTTGAACTTCCCGAGACGTAATACGGGATGACTGCTGGGAACGTCGCAATGGTCGGCGCTGTGCCGCCAGGGAACTTGAAGTTGGACGACCACACCACAGGACCAGCCGTGATGCGGATAGCCCCGGTCTGACCGGCTACAGCGTTGGTGGGGTTAGGAACCGTGATGGCTCCACAGGTCCACAAGTTGCCAGTAGCCAGATCAAAAGCGCCAGATGTAATGGTACGTTCGGTGGTACGAGTGGCAACAGTGAAGGTAGGTAGAACGTCAGTCTTAACAGTGTCGGCATCATATGCCTGAACTGTTGTCCCAATATCGGCAGTGGCTACATAACTACTCATACCTGCCTGTGTTTGGTAGGTACTGGCAGCACTAGCAGTAGTCAGGTAACCAGTAACAGTAGACCCAGCAGGGATAGTAACTGGATTAGTAAAACTTGCATTACCAGATGAATCAAGCGTAAACCGTGCTACACCATTGGTGACCAATGCTAGTTCATCTACACCTGTATGAGCAATACCAGTATTAGTATCACCATCAAAGGAGTAGACAGGGGCTGCAACACTGGTGCTATCGTCAGCCCTTAGTTGGCCAGTAAGGGTGCCCCCAGTAAGCTTAAGGTAACGAGCATCAGCATCAGTCGCGTAGTAACGTACCCACACCCAAGTAGAGCTTGAGCTACTGTAGTAGATCTCCACAGTCAGACCAGCATCACCAACAAACCCAACGGGAATGCCAGTCAGTGGTGTAAAGCTTTGGATACCTGTAGAGTCGGTAACACGTACTGCGTCACCATTAACAGGTGAAGCAGGGATAGCAGCTACGTTAGCTACAATGACATATGCAAGGGCTTCTGCGGCAGCATTAAGGGCAGCAGTAGCGTTAGCGTTAGCCGTGTTGGCTGTAGATACAGCACTAGCAGCAGAAGCAGAGGCAGCATTGGCTGTACTGACTGCACTGTTAGCAGTACTGACAGCGCTGTTAGCAGTACTTACAGCGCTATTAGCGGTGCTAACGGCACTGTTGGCCGTGCTAGTTGCAGCGTTTGCTGTACTCAATGCTGTGTTAGCCGTGCTAGTGGCTGAGTTAGCCGTTGTAATAGCGGTGGTTGCGCTGTTACTAGACTCCTGTGTTACGTACAGGTTCTGAGTAAAGTTATTATTAAGATCTTGTGCCCTAATAGCAGACCCAGAATAGAAGGTAGACACAAGATCGGTATCATCCGTCTGACGATAAATGACAATAGCAGCACCGTTCGCTGGAGCATTACCAGCAGTGAACAGTACTTGACCACCATCTTTAGTCGTGTAGTTAAGGCCTTGTAGGTTGTAATGAGTACCAGCTGTCTTCAGAACTCCTGCAACAGTAACCTTAATATCAGTGGATTCAAGCCATTTGAAAGTAAAAGAAAAAGGTCCTAAGTTGGACCCATTCCCTGTAAATGTATTTTGTGTGATTGCCATTGACGGTTATCGGTACATTTGAGTAAGTCGCTGAATTTCAGCTTTCCTGCGATCAGCAGCCCTGGCAGCATCATCGATACGACCCTGCTGCATATAGTTCTTATTAAGAATAGATTCTTGGATGGAACGCCACATTGGTTCGTTATCCTGTTGCATACGAAGCTCAGCACTCTTTTGTGCATCACTGATGACCTTACTAAGGACAGAATATGCTTCACTTTGAGCAGCATCAATCTCCTCAGATGGACGACCATTCACACGCATAGCACGGATACGATCCAATTGATCGTTGTACTTCTTATTACGACTGAGTTTGTCGTACTCCTTCCAGATCTGTTGTTCACCAATGTACTTGTACAGGGTTTCACGTTCCTGTGGTGTGTATTCGTGATTACCAGTACTGTCTTTACGGATCATCTGCACACCATCCCATCCGGTATCAATAAGCCACTGACGCCACGGTTCTGTACCCTCGCTAATCTTGACTGGGTTAACAGCGTTGATAGCACGAAGTACTGGGTTATCGATGTCGTTGAGAGCCTTGCCTGTGTAGATGTCAATCTGCTCTGGAAGCTGACTGGAGAGGCCGGGGATCTTATTGGTTACATACCCTACCAGGTCGTTGTAGATGTCCTTCTGGGAGCTTGTGATAGCGTTAGAGACAACACCAAGAGCACCAGACATAGGAATAGCAGAACGTACCTCATTAGCAAGGAAGCGGGAGATAGCGGTCTCATCACCGTTAGCAACAGCAACCACAGGTTCTAGGCCAGCAGTCCATGTCTTATTGGTGAATGTAGCAGCTAATGTCCAAGCAAGCTTTGATGTCCAATCCTCAGTCAAGGTAGACCCGATGTCCTTGGCATAATATGCAAGGTCACCTACAAGTGTCAAGATGGTATCAAGGGGTTCATAACCAGCATAGCTGACCCACTTACCAGCAACGTTAATGGTCTTCTCTTTCCAACCGAAGTTATCACGAAGCTTCTTACGTTCACCAGCGTTAACAGGACCGTTACCACGGATATTGCCACCAAGAGCATAACCAAGTAGTGCAGAAGAAGTCAACGCGCCAAAGGCAACACGACCACGGTATTCAGCTTCAAGACCTTTAAAGATAGCCATACCATTGGGTACACCATCATAAGCAATGCCGTGCTCCATCAGTGCTTCTTTGATCTTGTCAATATCATCACCAGCCCACAGTACCTTGGAGTACTTATTCATACCCGGTAGTGTAGCAATGGGTGTGTACGACATAGCCAGTTTAACACCGTTAACACCAGTCTTAGGGAACATGAAGAATGGCTTCAACACTGGCAGACGGTTGATACCACGAGTCAGCCACGTAGCTGTCTCATCGTCCAAGTTAAGTGCAATCTCACCAGCTGCATGTTTAGCAGCAGCATCGGTCAGGTTACCGACAGCATCAAAGGCTTCATCATAGGCAAGCTTCTCAGCTTTAGCCAACTGTTGAGCCAGTTCACTACCCTTGTAGCCAATACCAGCTACTTCATCCCATGCCCTAGCACGAGCCATTTGAGAGGCTACAGTGGTCTGTACAAAGGAGTCAGCACTGATCATTGCATTAGTGCCGTACTTAAACCAACGCCAGTTACCCAGGTCATACATAAACCTAGAGAACCTGTACTGAGCAAGACGACCCCAGTTACCATCCTTTTCCCACACAGCTTCCATATCAGCCAGGGTATCCCACAGGTTGGGATTGTAATCAGTTACCAGGTCTTCACGAGCCAAAGCACGAGGATCCATGGTACCATCATTACCCCATTTACCGTTATTCCAGGTACGCTTAAAGGTGTCCCATGAATCACCAAGGGCACGTTTGTTAACCTGCCAGAATGACCCATAGACGTAGGTAGCTTTACGCATATCCTCAACACTGTTCTTACCCATCAGGGCACCGATACCAGTACCAAGGAAGGCATTACTGGTACGTAGTGTCAGGTTAACAGTGTTACCCGTGATTGCTTTAAGTGCAGAAATACCAGACAATACGTTATTATAGCGAACTGCCCACACACCTTGTGCAAAAGCGTTAAGGCCGTCATCACCACCCTTAAGAAGGCCAGCAGGGCTCATCTGTTGAGCGGACCACTTCATCAGTTTGTCAAGTGTATCCACATCACCCCTAGACAGGGCAAATGCATCAATCAGTGGTTGTGCTGCATCGGGACGATCACGGGCAATGGTAGCGATCATATCACGATACCCTTGTGCCTGTGTGTGCTTCTCTTGTACCTTAAGGTCAAACTGTTCAGTGATCTGCTTAATAGCCGATTCCTTGTCGGGTGACTCTTTGAGGAACTTCTGCCAACGATCTTGGTTCTTAAGTGCCCAACCAGCAATGTACTTGTTGAGGGCATACTCTTCCATGAGGAAGGCAATACGATCACCAAGCATCTCAGTAACACGTTCGTAATCAGCAGTCTCAGGGAATGCCTTATACCCTTCAGCGATGTCAGCAACTTCACGTCCTACGGTATCCATAGCACGAGCTGATGTCTCAGTGACAACACGACCGATGTACTTATCAGTCAGTTCACGCATCGCGTAACCAATGGCCTCTGCTTGTACATCATTGACGTACTTAATTTTACGACCATCTAACAGGTTCTTAACATCACGGTTCTCAAGGAACAAACTCTTAAGGTCAGACACCTTGTCAGTACCAATGATGTCGTTGTAGATCTTCCATGCACCATCGCTCATCTGTGCTTTGGTGTACCTAAAGCCATCAACAATAGCATCAAAGTTACCAGTCTCCCTGGTACCTTCAGCCAAGTCAAAGATGACGTTACGTGCATTAGTGTTACCTTTACTGAGGTCATGATAGGCACGTTCTGACAGGATGGGTGCAGGAGTACCTGTAGAGGTTCCCATCTTGATTGCAGTAGTGTCAGCCATGTTCCTAGCAACATTGCCTGGAGGGACGCTCAGAGCTGCTGTAGAGCCCTCTGGGAACAGGCCAGGGGTGATCATGGCATCCACACCACCAGCACCCTCAGGATCGTCCATAAGACGCCCTTTGCCGACCTCATCAACCTGTAGATCTCGGCTGGTCTGTTGACGCTCAACATACGATTCCAGAGCACTGTCGGTTACATCCGATGCTCCGGTCTCAGTGTACTGTTTGTTTAATTTGGTAGCCTCATCGTCTAGTGCCTTAATTTGAGTGTCAAGTTCAACAATGCGCTCCATTTGAGCGACAAGCTCTTCTTGACTACTAAAGCGGGCAGATGCCACTAGATCCAGTTCTGTCTGGAGAGCCTCTCGTTGTGTCCCCAGTTCTGATGTCCTGATAGCAGTAGCAGAGTCAGCATTAACAAGTGCTTCGGACGACTTGTAAGCTTGAGCTGTGGTATCATTAGGTTTGAACCAATCCATGATACCCTTACCAGCAGCAGCTGAGTAACCAATAATGTCACCAACGACACTGATAGCACCAGACTCATAGATGTTCTTCTGACGACGAATATCAGGAGAATCAGTATCCTTGATAACCAGTGCATCAGGTACAGGAATCCACGGTGCAGCTTCTTTAACAATAGTCGAAAGGTTGTCTTCCTCGGATTGATCACTGATGGCATTAACAGCTACATCACCAGCCAAGTTAATACCAAGAGCAGACAGACCACGAGCAAGTGCTCCACCACCACCAGAGATAGCAGCAGTCCTACCTACTGCAGTTATGTTACGGGAAGCAATACCAACAGCAATACTAGGTACAAGAATAGAGGAGATCTCACGTACCTTCTGAAATGCTGGGTTCTTGAACTTTGTCTTAGCATCCCATGCATCATCGATCCACTCAGCACCAGGGATACGTCCAACAGCATCCAGACCGAAGTCTACAATACCAGCTGGTACAGCCAGGGATTGTTCTGCCATGTACTGGAGACGATCACCAACAGTGTATTCCTGTTGTTTAGCACCACCTGTAAGTTGTTGGATACCTTGCTCTGCGGACGACTTAACGGGTTGTACATTACCAGCAGCCTTATTCTCCGCTGGTGTTGCCTCCTTGTACATACTTTCGGGGGCATTAGTCTTTGTGTTATACTCTGGAGCAGCCTGTTGCAGGGCTTGCTCTTGAGCTAATGCCTCCGCCTCTAGGCGCTTCAGTTCTTCTTCATCAACGTAGGGGGTCATTGTCATATGGATTTACCATGTAAAAAGCTGAAACGCCGGCCATCCGGCAATTGAATAACTACTTTGTCTCCATGTTCAGTACGTTGTTTAGATACAACACGGGCTCCATTTTGTACATATATTTTTGTACCACTTGGTGTACCATAATCGATACCATGAGAGCCTCTACGTACGTGACCGGCAAATGTGTCAGTGATAGGAACACGACCCAACGGTACCTTACCTAATTGAGGATCATCAACAATCACATAACTGTCCAACACATTGGGACCAAACTCTCGTGCAAACTCATTCTGCGGAGTGTTTGGGTTATCCTGCTGTTTAACATCCAGGTGAGGACCAGTAGAAGTAGGTCCAATGTTACCAGTGAGGTAGGCAAGAGTAGGACGCATGTATGCCTGGTTACGAGCTGGAGGTGCAGGGTTGTACGGTTGATCGACATTAACCCCCATCTGTTGCATCACACGGATGATTTTACCAGGATAAGCTGCTTCACCACCAGCATAACCACCAGCAGCAATAGCTTCAATAGCTTGTCTCGGTGTCTTAGCTTGTGCAATACCAGGTGCATACCGTGGATCAGTCATAAGGTTCATAAAATCCTTAGCTGATTCAAGGGGTGATGCGTAGTCCCTCCAGTAGGAACCATTCTTCAGGGAGCCTTGACCAGGGCTAGCTTTAATGTTAAAGACATTATTGCGACCACTGGTGTACTTACCCCACCCAGACTCTAACGCCCACATAGCTGCCATTACTTGTGGGAACTTAAAGCCAGATGCAGAGCCAAGAGACAGAACATCAGTAAATCCGTTGTTACCCTGGCGTACTGTAGCAGGAGCACTACCGCTACCATTGATAGCAGTATTGAGGCGATCCTGTGTAAGGGGTTGATCTAAGATACGACGTAGTGCTGGGTCATTAATTTGACTGAGTTTTTCCCTAAAACCTGGTTGAATCTGACTCGTGTGACCTGCTGCTTTAAGTTGAGCATTTAGGATCTGAACTGGAGTCATGCTAGGTACAGCCCTAGCTAGATCCGAATAGATAAGAGGTATAGAGACTGGCTTACCGTTATCAATACGATTAGCAATATCCTTCAGAAGTGCTGGGCTAGCCAGTACTTCAGTGTTAATTACACTGTTGTTAGCACGTACCTTCCTCAATACTTCAGAGGTACTGATAACATCGATATTGGCTGGGGCACCAGGATGCTTACCGGGAGTAAAGGAAGCATAGAATGCCTGTGTCTGCCCAACCTTAGCAGAGGAGGAGGCGATAACAGTAAAGGCACCCTTCTTCTGTTCAATAGCCGTCAAGACATCCAACCGTGCTTTAGCAGCAGCAGTGGAGGGTTCCATAGTCTTAGCGTACTGTTGGAACTTCTGGTTGTACAGCCGCAATGCATAAGCAGATGCACCACGTAGGCTGTAGTGAGCGCTACGATTAGTACTATCACCAATCAAGTTCTGTTTGAGTGCATCAGTAAGTTCAGCCTTCATGGTTTCTTGACTGATACCAGCATCAGCTCTCTTCTGTTCCAACTGTTGAGCACGTTGGCGCCATTGATCACGTACTTCAACGGGAACACCAGGCTGATCTACTTCATCACTGGTGAGAGTACCTTGCTCATATTGTTCCTTAAACTGACGATTCCAGAAGTCAGCATTCTGTTGTTCATTGCTCTTAGCTTGGTAGGCTTGGAGACGATCAGTTGGGATACCCTTTGTCTTAGCTTCATCAATGATAGACTTGAGGGTTTCCTGATCACCATTCCACTCAGTACTAACCCAATTCAGCAGTTGATCCTCAGCTGCCTTTTGAGCACGACGTTCTTCTGCATCATTAAGTTGGAACTCAGCTTCTTGATCCTTACGACGGTTGTTGAGTAGGTCGTCGTATTCACGACCAAACCTATCTCTCCAACTACCTTGATCAGTCTGTGCTTCACCGAGGATACGCTCTACATCAGCATTAGAGTAGCGAGTAGTATCAGCGAGTTCCTTGAAGATCTCAGCTTTAGCAGCGGTGTTACCAACTGGGGTGATACCGTCCTCCTTATAGCTGCGTGAGATGGTCCTAAAAGCCTCTGTAAGGCTCTCTCCACTCTTTGTACGTGAAAGGTTACCCAAGGCATCGTCACGCATCATAGAGGACTTGTTAACGATGTCTGAGCGACGAGCAGCATCCACGAAGGAATTATAGGATCCCCGCATCTTAATAAGAGATGGCCCCATAAAGTCAGCACTAAGGCCAAAGACACCATTCTGTTTAAGGAAGTCGCTAAAGATACCTTCCATAGCAGCAGCACGTTCAGGTGCAGTACTAGCCCCCATCTCATCCAAGCGAGTCTGGGCGTACCCAGCAAACTCAGATGTGATCATCTCCATGTGGGCCTTGAGGCGACCATAGTCCCGTGCCTTATTACCAGTCAGTAGATTGGTAACAACCATTGGATCTGCACCCCTGGCTTGGATACCCTCAGCAATTTGATCCTGAGCTTCACCAGCTTGTTTAAGGAGTGTCTCACGGTTAGCTACGGACTGTTGACGTTCTGGAGACACAGCACCAGATGCAACTTCCATGTAGCCAGCCATCATGTTGGACTCATCCTGCTGCTTCCTAAACTCAGTCAGTGACTCTGAGATAGTAGTGCTGAATTTAGCAAGTCCTTCAAATGTAGCTTCTGCATTCTTACCGCGTTGCAGTTCGCTTTGAATCATAGTCTGTGCATTGACACCAATAGCTTTCTGACGATTCTCAGCCAGCTTGGCTTTCCATGCATAATTTTGATCACGGTCTCGTTGTTCAATGCTAAGCTTACGTTCAAGCCCAGCACCGTACTCATCACGTACCTGTTTAATTTGCCTACGGTTTTCTTCCATACCACGTATGATACGGTTGTCTCGCTCTTGCATACGAGCAAGCCCTTCCGTTGGCGCTTTAATAGGATCGAAACCGATACTACGGGCGTACCCTCTGTAATTTACTTGATCCATTTAGTTAACACTATTTATTTTGGTAGCGTGTATGGGTTAGCTGATAAATTGTTAAGACTAAAGTTGTACTTACTACCACTTGTAGCAGCTGCTGCAATACCGCTGACAGCATTACTAGCGGCTCCCATCCATGCACCAGCAGACGATGGAGCAGCACCCTTAATTGGCTTTGGACCGAAGTCGAATGGTTTGGGTTGACGTGGCTTGAGGAACTTAGCTCGTGGAGTAGTAAGGGGTTTGGGAGGTTCAGGTACACGATCAGGTTGAAGCATACGAGCAGCTTCAGCAGCAAGATCAGCACCAAATCTATCGTTAGCAATCTTACGCATAGCTGCGTCAGTATCAGCCCTAGCACTAAGCAGTGATTCAGCCAGGATGGCTTGGTTACGACCAAGTGAAGCGAACTCAGCTTGCTCACCCTTCTGGGCACTCCTACCTTGTTGACCTTTAACAGCAGCAACACCTTCGGCCTGTACAGCCTTCACAACAAGGTCTTGGTTCTGGAAGGCAATCTCCTTCATGGAGTCCTCCAGCTTGCGGTACTCAGCCTCCTGGGCAGCACTCTGTGCCATCTGATTGAAGGACAGCTGCTGACCGAAGATCTTCTCTGATTTAGCAAAGATCTTCATCTGTTGGGCGTACTCAGTATCCTGAATACGCTTGGTGTATTCCCAATCCTGTAGGTTGGTACTATCCTTCCAAGCAGCTAGTGTCTCTTCGTTCTGTTTGTTGTACTTCCACTGCTTCTTTTCTTGGCGGTAGTCAGCCCTAATGCGCTTCTTACCATACTGCCAACTCTGTAGGTTTTGTTGATATTGAGCCTCTTGAGCCCTTCTCTGAGCATTGGCCTCAGCTTGACCACCCAGGCCACCAAAGATGGAGCTAATGCCAGTAGTGATTAATCCACCAATAAATGGATCCATACTCAGGCCCTCCTATAGAATCCAGGTGAATATTGTCCTTCCCATTGCATAGCCACCAGACTAACAGGGAACGGAGTATTTGAAGTTACTTTCATTGTATAGTTATCAGGCCGTTGATAAATGGGAACTTTATAGACAAATGAATCCCTGAATGGAGAGGTACCAGCTGGGTAGAAGTCAGCAATTTGAGCGCCACCAATACTAGACCACTCAGGCCTACTACGGTCTCGGATGCTAAAGTAAACGTCACCACCAAGACCTGTATAGAATGCCATACGGGAGGTGGTTGTAACAGCAGTGAAGTCAACACCTTGTTGACCCATGGAGTAGTAGTACCTAGGGAGAGTTAGCTCCATATTGTACTCATAACCTACGTAGATGTAGTTACCAGATACATCACCAGGGATGTTAAAGTAGGTGCCACCACCATCAGTAGCTAGTGTTGCCACATTAGTGTAACCAGACTGTGTACCTGAACCACCAACCTTCAGTAGGCCAACCACAAACCTAATCACCTTAGTGGTGTTGAAGTATGTCGGTAGGTAAACTTTAGTGACTGAGGTAGTATTGCTGTAACTTGGTGCAGTAGGGGGAGCGGGGGATACCATAGTGGCATCAGTTACTTCACACCAGGAATCAAGGTGAGGATCTACGGTGTTACCAAGAGTGTTAACAAGACCACCGGTAGATGGGGACAAGACAAGCTTGTGCTGAGTCATTGTATACCCTTCAGTACCACTTGTCAGTACATAAAGTACATCACTTTGGATAGCTGTATGGATGATGTTAGATGGCAGGTACCACTTAACCCATGACGACATAGCACGTTCATCACCCTGTTCGTAGAACCTGAACATATACAGGTACCTAGACGTTCTACTAGTAGCAGCCCATAGGCCATTCTGAGAACTACCAACGGTATCTGTGATGGTATTAGGGATCCACTCTGGTACGATCTTACTGGATTCAGTAACAGTAGGCGACTCACGTTGACCCCTGGTGAAGATCTCAAAAGCTCTCGACCAGCTCTGGTTACGACTGGTGTACAGTACGGTAGAACCTAGGTCAATAGGCTTCAGGTAGCGATCGCATTCGTAGTTAGCAATAGTACGGATAGTACAACTAGCAGGCGTCCATGCACCGTTCTCAGCTTCCATCAGGAACTGTTGGCTGTCACTAAATAGGAGCAGACCCTGAGTGATTGGTGTAACGGATCGTACCGTAGCAGGTTTAATACTAGCACAACTCAGGTCAATAGGATCAGCTGCTGTTTGAGTAGTAGCTGTCTTATGGTAGAAGTTGTAGTAATCACCAGCCTGTGACATCGACACATTATCCTCGGTCAGGAAGCCCAACCTGTTGTTAAATAGAAAGACATCCTGAATGGTACTGTCTACAAAACTTGGGTGACTGTTGGAGTCATTATCCCCAACCAACCGTGGTTCCCATGCCAATGGTAAGCTGTTAACAGTAACAGAACCATCTAGGAATGTAGCAGTAAAGGTAAGTGGACTAAGACTGGTACGGATAAGAGCAACAGGCATTGTTGCTTCATTGAGACCAGTACTCACATTAGGAGCTACAGTCTCTTCCCAGTAACCTTTACCACTAACACCATCATCAGCTACAAACTTCAGGTAGAAGTCATCCTTGTCTGCAGCTGTATTAGCAATCTTGACAATTTGACCATGTTTACCCTGCTCTGGTAGCCTAGTGAAGGTATCTACAGAGTCTTGGAAGACACGTAGACCTTTGCCATCGGGACCAGCGAAGCCAGATACATTTGTATCAGCGCTGAATGTCAGGTAGATGGTGTTATCAATTATAACCTTGGTAGTAAAACCACTTGTGATAGCATTATATATACCAGTGGTGACATCACTAATCTTAAGTTTACTGGTGTTATTAGAGTTGGGAGCCGTGTAGGTAAACGTACTGCCGTTAATAGAAACGGAATAAACGGTTTCGTGATCAACAAGGTTTACAACAATGGTAGCCTGTCTCTTAGCATTCCACGTTGGTGCAGCTTTAGCAGTTACTGTCTTCTCACTATTAACAATGTAGGTGAAGTCGTTAATGGTAAGCGTCTTAATGCTACGGTAATCAGCAGCAGTCAGGTAGCTTTCAATTGATGCCTGCTTACCAACCGGATAAGAGATAGTAGCAGCAAGCCCAGTCAACAAGTTCCATACTTTGGGTACACCAGCAGAAGTAATGGTAGCAATGTACTTCTCCTGGTTGTCCCTGAACATACTGAACCAAGCGGCAGTATCAGCAGTGTTAGCAGTCAAGCTAGCCAGTTTACCGAGGAACTTACCACCAGGTCTTTTAATCATACCAAGTGTAATATCTGGATAACAGTTCAGGGCATCCTTTACTTGCCCTAGAGCCATCTTTTCATCAGCTTGTTGGGATACACCACCAACAAAACTAGGGATACGTTGGGATACTGAAGTCATCGTGCAAGAGCCTTAAACGGTTGGTAGCTGCTATAGAAGCCAACTCCTTTCTTGAATCCAAACATAGTGTAGTCACCCTCATTGCACTCATACTCAAGACAGTTGGACCTACGCCACGTCTCAAATGAAGCCAACGCTTGTGTCAGGTTCACATCACCCACAAGACGAATAGCACAACGTGTAGCTGCTCGTGATGTGATGTAGTCACGAAATACTTGGGGCAGGTCAACAAAGTCATAGTACCAGAGGACATCTACTGAGTAGGTCTCAGTGGTATCCCAGACATCTGTGTGCCCAATCTTATCATATAACCTACCATTCCTAATCACAGTGTCGTAATTAGCATTAGCTATTGTATCACTGAGATCAATCTGTAGCATACTACCAGTCATTGATAGGTAGCCATTTGTGTCTGGTGTGAGTTGGTACTCAACCTCTCGGTTAAATGTCCAACCCTCTGCCTGTACCTCCCGAGAGACTTGCATTAAGGTCTCATATGCAATTGCAACTTCCGGGTTGATTACAGCTTCGACAGTCGATCCATCTTCATACGTGATGGTCTGTGCCTCGATGGTGGTAACAGGCGCCTGACCAATAGACGCCAGAATTTCATTAACAGCTTGTAGCTCAGCCTGAGCGTTATTGGTATACGGCATAACAATGACGTTATAAGAGAATTAAAAAAAAGGGACCCCGAAGGATCCCCAGATGTTATTAGTGATCAGGTGCGAGAAGCATCAAGCGCAGGGCTATCGACTTCAACACCGGAGTAGGCAGTACGGAAACCTTGGGTTTCAGAGAACACCTTAGAAGCAGTAGTAGGAGCAGACTTGCTAGTACGTGCAACACAGCGACGAACAGCAGCATTACCAGCAACAGCAAGGTTGCCGTTATCGGTGTATGCAGTGCCGTATGCACCAGTCACAGCAGAGGGCAGGGCGGTTTCGGTACCACCCACACCACCGTTACCAGCAGCAGTAGAAAGATTAGCCATTTAGATAGTACCTCAGTTGGTATAAGAAACAGTGGCAACACGGAAGGTTGCATCAGTGGTGCCAGCAACTGTCAGTACATCACCAACGCGATAGCCATCACCACCAGCAGCAACGGTCTGGCCGGTTACTGCACCATCAGTGACGGTGGTAGTAATGGTACAGCCAGTCCCGTTAATGTTGTCATCAGTGGTGGCCTTGGTACCAGCCACTTGACCAGTACCACCAGTCAGGCGGGTTACAGTAACGACTGTACCACCTTCACGACCAGGCTCAATAGGGGGACGCATGTAGGCAGTTTCACTAGTAGTGACGCCTACACCGTCAACAGGAGCGAATCCCATTGTTGTTCTCCCTTATCAGGAGCGAGCCGACTGCAGCTCAATAGCAGCAGCAGGGTTCAGCGTACCGCAACCCATGGCCAGACGACCCACGATCAGGTCACCCTGGTACATCACGGAGACATCACCAGAGGTGGTCTGCACAGAGGGAGCAATAGCTTCCACCACACCAGCAGCATCCTTGTAGTAGATGAGGCCACAGTGGTTGGTGAAGTCACCAGCGTAGTTGTTGTTCTCACCGTTGACAGCAGCCACGTTACCAGCCAGGAAGGGCAGGTTGTTGCTACGCTTGATGGTGATACCAGCGATCTCATACAGACCTTCACCGCTGTTCAGGTTACCTTGGGAGGCACCGTAGTCACGGTTCAGGATATTAGAATCAACCTGGCTGATGAGTGCGTAGTATTGACGTGCAGAGAGCACAGCAGTACGGCCCTGCTTGGGCAGGTTCTTTTCGTCGAGAATACTGGCAGCTTCAAAGAAGGCATCAACCAGGGCCTGAGCATCATACTCTTTGTTGGCACCCAGTTGGATCACGCTACCGCCGGGCTCGGGGCCAGGAGCAGCAGTAATGGGATGAGCTTCACGAGCAGCCTTAGCGATCTGACGGAAGATCTTTTTATCATAAGCTTCGGCCAGAGCATGACCGATCTTTTTAGCGATCTCGCTCCGCAGGGAGTAATGAGCAAGAGTCTCATCGAGATCATAAACGAAAGCAGAGCTGATCAGAAGGTCATCACAAACGATGGTCTTTTCGGCCACCGGAGGATCACCACCACCGAGGATAGGAGTGCCGGGCTCGTGATAAGCTGCCTCCATGCGCCCCGTGAAGATGAACTGCATTGCCTTCCCGTTCTTCAGGGTACGGCTTTGCACGGTACCTTTGGCGATCGTCGAAGACTCATAGGCCTTGAACATTTCGCCACTGAACAGTTTCAGATAAGTTGCGTACTTGGTATCATAGGCGGTACCAAGAGCAAGGGGGGTCGAAGACGTATTATTAATACGACCGACCGGAGTTACAAGAGTGTTAGCCACAATAGTTAAAGAGAGAGTTTTTGTGTTGTTGCCTCTCTAAGCGCTTAGAATTTTTGTTGTCCAATTTTTGTGTCGTCTCTCCGACTGTCATGACTAAGGGTGTCGGTCGTAACCGGCCTCAGTCAAAGAAAAGGAGGTCCTACTCTGAGGTGCCTCCAGTCCAAATAATGATCAGGTCCAAGCAGCAAGAGTGCCAGCCTGTACCTTAGTGCCTTTGGGGCTCATCTCAACCAGTGTTTGGTTGGCCTCACCATATGCAGTAGCAAAGGCAGGGGAACCAGCGGTAGGCGTTACATATTGTACAGCCGATACCGAAGAGTTCTTTGGATCAAAAGGATTAGCTCGTGCCATAGTAATTAACCAATAGAAGGGGCAACCAATGCAACAGGTATTACCTCTGCACTGGCCAGATCAAGTGGGAAGTTGTGAGCATTACGTTCGTGCATCACTTCAAAGCCAAGCCCAGCTCGGTTAAGAATGTCAGCCCAGGTGTTAATCACCTTCCCTTCAGAGCTGACAAGGCTCTGGTTAAAGTTGAAACCATTAAGATTGAAAGCCATGGTCGAAACGCCCAAAGCAGCAAACCAGATACCAACAACAGGCCAAGCAGCAAGGAAGAAGTGAAGGCTACGAGAATTATTGAAGGATGCATACTGGAAGATCAAACGTCCAAAGTAACCATGAGCAGCTACGATATTGTAGGTCTCCTCTTCTTGGCCAAACTTGTAGCCATAGTTCTGAGAGATCTCTTCAGTCGTCTCACGCACAAGCGAGGACGTAACAAGGGAACCATGCATTGCACTGAATAGCGAACCACCAAACACTCCAGCAACACCCAACATATGGAACGGGTGCATGAGGATGTTATGCTCAGCTTGGAAGACAAGCATGTAGTTGAAGGTTCCCGATATACCCAAAGGCATAGCGTCAGAGAATGATCCTTGTCCGAAGGGATAGACAAGAAATACAGCGGTTGCGGCTGCGACAGGGGCACTGTATGCAACAAAGATCCAGGGCCTCATCCCTAGTCGATAGCTAAGTTCCCACTCTCGTCCCATGTAAGCATAGATGCCAATGAGGAAGTGGAAGACTGTGAGTTGGAAAGGGCCGCCGTTGTAGAGCCATTCATCAAGTGAATTAGCTTCCCAAATTGGGTAGAAGTGTAGTCCGATGGCATTGCTGCTCGGTACGACGGCTCCCGATATAATGTTGTTTCCATAGAGTAGGCTCCCAGCGACAGGTTCGCGGATCCCATCAATGTCAACAGGAGGCGCAGCAATAAATGCAAGGATAAAGCAAGCAGTAGCGGCCAACAGGCATGGGATCATGAGCACCCCAAAGTGGCCAATATAAAGACGGTTGTTAGTGCTGGTTACCCAGCCAAGATAAGAGTCCCAAGGGTTAACTCGGGACTGTGGAGCTGCGAGTGTTGCAGACATTAGTAGTGTTAGTTGAGTCGTGTTACTTGGACCCTACCAACTCCACTGGCAGTGAGACCGATAGCATCAGCCGCACCTTTACTGAGATCGACTTCCCTTCCATGAATAAAGGGACCGCGATCTGTGACCCGTACAACGGCACACCGATTAAAACATACCCGAAGGCGTGTTCCAAATGGTAGTGTCTTGTGCGCTGCAGTAAGGCCGTTTTGATTGTATCGTTCGCCACTAGCAGTGAGGCGGCCATTGAAGCCAGGGCCATACCAGCTAGTGAGGACTGACAGAGTAGTTAGAAGAGGTAGCATAATGATAAAGCAAGGAACTTTAATATTGCTTACGCTTCTAATTCTACCAATACACGCGCAGTATAAGTAGAACTACCAATACCTATTTTTTCTTTTTGGGTTTGGATTTACCAGCACTGTTAAGTGCAGCAGCAACCGCTTGTTTCTGAGGGTACCCTTCTGCTTTCATCTTGCGGATGTTAGCAGATACAGTCTTGTCAGAAGAACCTTTCTTGAGGGGCATTAGAATACTCCTGGAATGATTTGACCAGTCACTACATAAGCGCCAAGAGCAGCCACAATGCCAAGCATAGCAAGGCGACCGTTGATGAGTTCAGCACGTTCGTTATGCATTACGTTATAAGAGGGATCCATGTATACGGGGGGTTCTTTAGCCCAGATGTTGGTGTCGTTCATCAGAAGTTAATGTTAGAGCGTTCGAGTTTGTCTGCAATATCTTGACGATAGGCAGGATCTTTGTCGTAGCGTGGGTCACTCATGGCAGCAACAAGTTCTGCTTGAGAACGGAATGCATCAGCAGTGTTACGAGGAGCAGCACCAGTGAGCATCTCTCCGTCGTACCCTACAGCATCCTGGTACCGTGCATTCAATGCTTGAACAGCAAAGAACATACCCAGCGGGTCACCACGATCCATCACCTTATCGTACATAGCAATCTCTTGCTCACTCAGGTTCTGACTAGCCCATTGAATCATGTTTTGGTACTCAGCAGTACCACCAACTGACTCTTGGATCTGTTCAATATCATTAGAGGTAGCCTGCTCAGTTTGCACTGACTCTTGCTGCTTCTGTAGGAACATGTTAGCCACATCAACAGGGCTCATGTTCTCTACATGTCCAACTAGTTCTGGATCCCATTCACCAGTACGGTAAGATTCCATGATAGAATCATAGAGATCCAACTCCTCCGGCGCCTCATCAGGTTCGGGCTCTTCTGGTTGCGATTCCTCTACCTCCTCTTGCTTACCACTCAGGCGCTTCTGGAGTTCAAGGTAACCACGTTCTAGTTCTTCTGCTGAGCGGTACTTACCAGCCAACAGTTCATTTTCTTGTTCGGCAAGTCGTTCACCAACTGCCAGAGAATCAAGTTCTTCAGCGGAAAGTTCACCTTCCACTTGCTCATACGGATTAAGAGTAATTTCGTTTGCCATTTGCTGTGATAACGGTTAGATTGCCAAGACCTACAGTCCTGACGAAATCGGGGGAACGACCGATAGTTGGCTCTCCAATCTTGGTACGCTTCATAGAAGGTGCCGGTTCTGGATTAACTACCTCTTCAACCGAAGGGACTTCCTCCGGGGATGTTGCTTTCTTGTTCGATCTCTGGGGTTTCGTTGGTGTTTGCTTGTCCATTTAACTCATTCATTAGTTGTGGATTCTTGGAGGGATCCATGATGGGAGCCTTTGCCATGTTAGGTGCCTGCTTAAGTTGCTCCATCTCCATAGCCTGTTGCTGTGCTTGTGCTTGTTGCTCTTGGATCTGACTCATTGACTTAACAAGGTTCAGTACATCGATACCTTGAGCAGCAGCAAGACGCTTGATAGCCTCATCGATGTTGACGTAGGTACCAAGTGCTTCGGGTCCAAGCGTTTGTGCAATGATTGTGAAGAACTGAGTAAGAGATTCACGATCCTGTCCCCTACCAAGTGCATTGATGCCTGCAACAATTGTAGGACGTACAAGATCCTTGGGGATACGGGGGATGTCTTGATTCTTCTGGAGTACAGACAGCTTACGGTTCAGGTACGGTACCAGGAACTCAACAGTCAACAGGCTGAACAGTCCACCAAGTTGTTGCTCCAGTTCCATTTGTGTCATGCGAACTTCTTCAGCAGTAGTACGCTCACTGTTCCTCACATTAAGGATCAGGAATGCTTCACTCAGTCTACGTTCCAGTACACCAGCCATATCCATAGCAGTCTTAAAGTCGGCTGTCTTACCAACTTGTACAACAGAGATGTCATCGGGACGCCCCTGAATGATGGCCCCGTTGCCCGCTGCAGAGAGTGTCTGTGGTTTGGTGGTACTGGACGGGGACACAGTGAAGACCACCTTAGCGGCGACTGCAGAGCCCTCTACGAGTGCTTGCATCAGAGCTTCCAGGGAACGTAGGTCACCAAGGAACTCTTCGACTCTACCCCTACCGAATGACTCACCATCTACCACGTTAAAGCGTAGCACCAACCATGGGTTAGCATCCAGTGGTGCCTTACCTTGTGAACCAGGGATGATCTTATCGAATACTTCCTGGTGCCAGACAAGGCGGTTGTTATCTCGTCTGATGTGGGTGTAGACATCTACGTCCTCATCGTTATCTGTGCCATCCTCACCGGGAGGATTGACAGGAGTTGCTGCCAACAGGATTGGAGCAAGTAGCTTGCGACTGATGCGTTCTCGTGTGACGATCTCTAGGATTTCACCGTTACCATCTCGATCTACAACATACCTGTTTAATGGATATAACTTAAGCCCCTTGGGACCCATGTAGATAAGCGCATTACCACCAACAACCAAATGCTTAAGAGCTTGGTGTACGGTAACGCGATCACTAGATGCCGCTATGATTTCCATGACGGATCGTTCCATCTTCGCAAAGGAGATGTCGAGATCCGATCGTGCTTCTGCTGGTAGATCTACACCCAGTTTTGAATCATCAATCTGTAGCTTAAAGAAGCTGGTTTGAGGAGGGAGAAGAGCAAGCATCAATTTAGATGCCAGCGTAACAACTCCCTTGGCACCAACGCTTTGCCATGGTGTAGTCAACCTAAGGTTAGTTGAACGTCCCACATCATCATCTTGTTGGATGAGGGTAGGTAGTGTCAACTGTGAGCACTGAACAGCTGTGTCTAGAAATGTGGTACGATACTTACTTAGATAATCGTAGCGTGATTTAGCTGTCATTTATTTATCCGACGTTGTATTGCCAGCCACCAGTGGGGGCGACACGTTGTGAAGCAAGGCCTTGTGCTTTAGTGCCGCCACCTGCACGGCGTGACTTCTTACTACGCCAGCCGGTAGCCATTGAGAAGATGTCAGATCCAACACCAGGCATGTTGATGTTGATGTCCTGTTTGGCCTCTTCCTGTGGAAGAGTTTCATCTACAGCAGCAGTAGTGGGAGCAGCAGTTCCTCCAGTGCCACCATCGCCGCCAGTATTATCGCCACCATTAGTGGTAACCGTAGTGTCCATACTATCACGGGCACTTGCACTGGTAAGACCCTTGGCGCTTAACCCCTTACCAGGAGTCCAAGTGTATGCTTTGCCTGTACCAAATGGATCCTTGGTAAAGTCCATACCACTGAGAGCCATAGGCTTACCAGCAGCAGTCATACCTCCCCACTTAAGCTCTTTCTTTGGGCGGCTGCCTTGTTGACGGCCAAGACTTTGCATGAATGGATCAGTAGTGTTAGCAAAGTATGCGTCAGACAAGCCTCTACCTTTGTTAGCACCAGGGAACCCAGCAGTCAGCATGGTATTAGCACGTTCACTGATACGTCCACCCTCTAGGTTACCGAGGCCAGCAGCGATCTTCATGATCTGGTTGGAGCTCATCCCCTGTTGCTGGAGAGCTTTAATGTCTCCACTGCCGAAGGCTTTACCGCCTGTGTTCCAATCACCGTAGGTACCAACAGCTTGTTGTACCGGGTTGTTGTAAGATGGTGCCTTGGGGATTTGACCGGAGATACTCTGTACGCCAGGTGCGAGGGGACCTTGTGTCTGGTCTGGACCTGATACCATACTAGGTCCACCAGGCATTGGCGTAGTGGTTCCAGCGGATGCTCTAGTTACCAAGTTACTGGCTCGGTTACTGGATACACCTGTCTTGTTTTGGATTTGTTGGGCTGACTTACCAGCCGCTGCCATTGTCTTGGCTTGTGCTACCTGTTTCGGTTTAGCAGCCATGATTAATTCTCCTCTAGTTTCTGTTGGATGTATTCAACCACGCTCCGTTGGCCTGAGCGATACATAATTTGTGCAATTGTATTGTCCGGGTGGGGATTAAGTGGTGGGAAGTTTTCCTCCAGCTGTTGCAGGAGAGATGTCAGTTGGAGACCATGGGTCTCAAGCATACTGAGGTAGGTTGGGGTTTGCATGTTCAAAGAACGCTGGCATACGGGCTCGCTTTGTATCAGAAAGCTCTGGAGCTTTGCCCTCATACATCAAGCGATCACTAGCATCCAGCCAAAAATTTTTGGTTAAATATTTATCGGGGTTAGATGCCTTCAGTGGTTGCATTACCCAATTGATAGTTGCCTTACGCAGTTTATCAAGAGAAGGACTGATATTAAGCCCCAGCTCACGACAAACAAGGCTATTGGCGCCAACGTGAACTTGTTCATCTCGAGATATGTCGGCGCTCACTGTTCGTAAACCAGCGTCACCATTAAAGCGGAAGAATGGGAGTAGTACGAAGAAGATTGCACGTTCGGCCACCAGTGCTTTGAGGACTGTGTGATCAGGATGCGCCGTCCACGCATCGCGGAGTCGTTTTGCTTCGGCTTCAGCAGTTTCGTCAACACCCACAGCATTGGCGATGTAACCGAGAGCCAGGTCGTGGTTCTCTTCGTCTTTGACATTAGATCGGAGCAAGTCACGCGATAGCTCTGGAATTTCATCAAGGGCAGATTCAATGAAGTCACCAACCGGAAGTTCCATGTGACGCATGGCCAAGGCGCGGTAGATCGTTTCCTCCGCACCTTCTTTGAATTGACCAGCGGTTGTCTGAACAGGAGTCCAGGTCCGCTTTCGTTGTTGTAGTTTTAGATAGGGGTTCATTCGCCGCAATTACAATCAGGAGCAGGATCAGTTAGAATAGACTCCAGGTAATCATCGACTTCAGACTCATCCAGTGCGGCGTAGGCACTAGACTTGTCTTGAACGTCACCCATTACCTGAAGTGAGTAATAAAGACTTGTCTGGGGGCCATCTAGCCACTCCTCAATAAAGGCTTCATCATAGGTGACCACATCGGACCAGCTATTGAATGAATACCCGTGAAGAAGTCCCGTCTTATCAAGCATCGTAATGATGCCATTGACTACATTATAATATGCATCCCAGCCAACTTCTGATGCGATCTCAACTGGACCGTAGTCAAAGCTCTGGACGCCAAACGTACCGCTGTCACGGTCAACCTGGCGGGCAATAGGAGGTGCGATCTCAGGGCATGTAGTGTACCCATCAACGTCCGTGTAGCGGTAGCTGCAGGAAGCAGTTGGTGCAATAGCAAAGGCACGAGCCATGTTATTGAAACGTGCTACTTGTGCAGCAGCTTCGATGCCAGCCTTCAGTTCTTGTGCCAACACACCAGCAGCATTATGGAAGTCGGCTTTATTGCCATCATTCACTGCCGCCAGGGCTACACCGAACTCTTTGTAAGTGACTCCATAGCGTCGGAGTAGGTTGGCAAGGCCAAGCATTCCGAGACCGACTTGGCGATCTGTCTCCGAAGGGAGGTACTCTCCGCTATCTCCGACATTCGTTTTGGAGTGAAGGGAGCACAGCTCTGACATTCCGTTGACAAAAGCACCTGAAATTTCATCGAGCTCACAACCCCCAAGGTTAACATGCTGCAGTAGACAGGTTCCTCGTGAGGGCAGGTAGACCTCCAAACATACATTACCTCGGATTCGATTTCCATCTTTGTCTACCTTTGTTTTGTTAAGCCAGATGTCACCACGTTTGATACCAAGGATCAACGCTTCCCGTACCTCTTTCGTCGCAACATTCCACCAATGCGGGTTAATGTTGATACAACGTTTGACCCATGGAAGATCAGCTCTACCAACAGTGATAAACTCAAGTACGTCAGGGTGG